GCCTTTGCGCGCTTGCAGGTCAACGCCTATCTGCTGATTGATGATACTTGGGCCACGCCACAGGGACGCCTGGACTCCATTGGAATGATTCAAGACGCAATGACCGAGCGATGCAGGTTTTTCGGGGTAGATGAAGCCAGCGCGCAAGTGCATCCACGATTCGCACGGCGCCTAAAGAAGATCGGCTGGCGCTTCGCTCCAGGAATAACGGTGGCCAGAAACCTATGAGAATAGCTTACAGAACGACCAGGCGCGTCTTGGCTGACCCGTTGTTTGGGACTATCGACATCGCAGGCGTGAAGGCTGCGGAAAAGGCCGGAAAGAACGCGGTCAATCAGGCCAACACCACGGCTGGGAATTACGGCACTGCCGCCACGGACATTGGCTCTACGCTGGTCCCGTACGAGCAAAAACAGCTTACGAATCCAACCGGTATAAATCCGACTGATCGAAACAATATGCTCGTTGCCGGTGAGCAAGGGTCTGGCGGAGCGAATGCGGGCATAACTGGGCAGGCAAATTTGACCGCCGCACGCACACGAAATACTGGGGCGCTGTCAGGTGTTCTCGATGAGGCAGCGCGCGCAAAGACACGGCAACTCAGCGAAAACGCTCTTAATGTGCAGAACGAAAACACCAAGGTCAAACTCGGCCAGCAGGATCAAGCAGCCAAGGCCCTCGGTGGACTCTACGGTACCGACGTAGGCGCGCAACTCAAGGCAGAGGGATTGGTCCCCGAGGACATCAATTCGTGGATCAACGCCGGAAAGAGCGGCTGGCAGCAAAACGCAATGAACTGGATCGATACACTGACCCAAGGCGCGAAGGCTGGCGCAGGGGCCGCGAGCGGCGGATAAATGGCTGACCTAACAGCAATACCATCGGACAGCAACACAGACCCTGACCGCTTGCGGCGTCTCATGGCGCTCAGTGGCGGAATGTCGGTCGCACCTCAACCTGGTGTGCCTCCGCAACCGTTGCCGAGTCCAGCGAAGCCTTGGATGGCTGGGTCTGGCGCAGAACCTCGCGTGCCGGGCCGCGCACTGGAGAACGCCGAAGCGCCTAGCGTCGATAGGCTGACTCCTATCGGGGGAAGTTCCTTGCCACCAAGCGATGCGACACGATTGCAGCCTATCGGCTTCAAGGCGCGAGAAGCACTGCCGATGACCTCGCCTGGAGTTGCGGCTGGCAGTGCGGCCGACTACCAGAATCGACTGCAAAAGATAGAAGACGAAAAGGCGCATCCGTGGGGCAGTGAAGAGAACCATCCAGGATTTGGCGGAAAGTTGGCGCACATCGCAGCTAAAGTTGGGAATATCGCCGGTGACATCGTAGCGCCTGCCACGATGGCGCTCATACCTGGAACTGACCTGAACAGGCAACGCGAGGAAGGGCGAGTTACCAGGAGACTGGGTGAAGCCGAAACACGCGAGACCGCGGAGGCTTCCGAGAAGACGCGCGAGAAGCACGAAGAAAACCTATCAGATGTCAACCAACAGAAACTGGCTGACGCCGAGCGCAAACTAACCGAAACGGAGTGGAAGGATAAGAGCGCCCGCGAAGTAGCCCTTCGCAAGCAGGGATTGAAGGAAGACGAGAATGGAAAGGCCATTCCGCTCGCACCTGAAGACATGAGTGAGAATGAGCGCGCCGTCCACGATTTGAAAGTGGCTCAGGCTGATGCTGCACAAGCGCGAACGCTCGTTGACCAGATGCGTGCTAATCCCAACTCTCCGCAGAATCAGGCGATTCGTGACCGCATCAAGGTCATGGCGCAAAACGCAGCGACGGCAGCAGGAAAGCTAGGGCTCGACAAAAAGAAGTTCGTCGCTGATTACTTCGGCGTTGATGATAACGGCGATCCCATCCCTGGAACTACTACGGACGAGAAGACGGGTAAGCCAATCGGCCCGCGCGTGGCTCATGCGGCGGTGGCGAATGCTCCTGGAGCGGAACGCCTGAAGCGCGCCGACCTTGCGCAGAACGTCATCCAGAACAGCGACGACATGCGAAGAATGATCCGCGACAATCCGAACCTATTTGGGAAGGTCGCTGGCCGGGTCACTTCCGTGCAACAGATGGTCGGTTCGGATGATCCAGAGATTTCAAGGCTTGGCGTGGCCATGCACAACATCGCATTGGCCAGCAACGGCGCGCATGGTCTCAGGTCAGCGGAAGCCGTGAAGGAAACCGAAGACCGCATCCTGAACCACTTCCGCAATGGGCCGGAAGCGACGCTGGCAGCCGTGGATGAAATAGACAAAAGCGTGCAGTCGTTCATCGAAGCGGCCAAGCACGGCAAGCAGCCGATGCCGTCGCCGGGTGAAACTCCGAAGACTCCTGCCGCTGCCGCTCCTGCCTCTGGTGGCGGATTCGCTGATTGGAAAAAGAAACAGACTCCATGAGTACGGTCCCGAATCCACTAGCAGACAAGGATTTCCTGACCGCCTCCAGGGAGGATCAGCACAAATACCTGTCTGCCGTTGACCCTGACTACGCAAAGGCTTCTCCAGTAGATCAGCAAGCCTACCATCAGCAAGTTGTTCTGCCAGCGGTGATGGCTAACAGTAAACAGATGAATGCGCAGCCGACGCAATTCGAGAAGGAGAGAACGTCGGGATCTGATAGAGGGTTCCTCTCTCACGTCGGGCAAAGCATTAAGTCGATGATCCCAGAACCTCCGAAGACCATCGGCGAGGCGGCAAGTGCCGGACTGAAGGCGAGCACTGGACTTCTGACGCCTATCATTGGTGCTGGCAAGGAATCCATAGCTGCTTCTGAGCGTGGTCATGGGCTGCCGTACAGCACAGCAGCTGGTCTGAGCACGCTTGCAGGAGCAAACCCGGAACGGATGGAAGCGGCAGCCAATAAGGGTGACACAGGTGGGGTTCTTGGTGAGGCAGCGGTACCAACCGCAATGGCACTCGCCCCGATCGGTGCTGAGGCTGGCGCTAGAGCGGCGGTCCCGGCACTACGGGCGGTCCATTCGCCGTTGACCATGACCGCTGAGGAAGCGCTCACAAAGGGTATTTCGCCACGAGCACGCGCCACCGGATTCCAGGAGTCTCTGCCACGGGCGATGGAAGACCTAAAGCAATATCACAAAGAAACTCCGATCAATAGCGTGCAAGAACTTCACGAAGCCATACCCGAAATCCAAAAGCGTATTTGGAAGGAAGAAGTCGAGCCAGCATTGAAACGGCAAGGTTCAAACCAAGTAGACATGAAGCCAACGGCAGAAGCCGTGCGTCAGCAAATCAGTCCAGAAATGAAAGACTTTGATCCTGCTGGGGCCAAAGAACTGGAAGCAATGGCAGAAAAACTAGAAGGCGCTAGGGATGTCACGGGAGCGAACCGTCTGCTGAAGTACGTAAACGGGAAATTGGAATCCTATTTCTCCAAATACCCGAGTGCTCGTAAAAGTGATCTGATGTCCAACCCAGAAACGGCGGGATGGGAGGCGGCGAGACGCTCCCTTCGAGAGCAGTTTCTTCAAACACTAGAAGTAGCTGGAGAAACTGGAGTGCGCGATGCGCGGCAACGATGGGGAGCACTTGAAGATGTCGGCAAGGAAGTGGAGCGCCGAGTGAATGTGGCCGATCGCGCCAAGCCGATGTCTCTAGGGAGAATCCTTGGATTAATGGGAGCGATTAAGAGCGGCGGCTTGAGTTTGGTGGCGGGAGAAGTTGCTACCCACTTGAATAAGCCGGATGTTCTCGTTCGTATGGGACTCAACAGAATCCCAGAGGCGGGCGGAACGGCGATTAAATCTCTGCCACTTGAGGCCGCACCTGTCGCCACTTCTGGCGCCGCAGGAGCGCTCAGTTCTCAGGCACGCAAACGGCAGTTGCAGCCGATACCAGCTTCATGAGGAAAGTAGATAGGAACCGTCTTCTATGTTTCGCGGTTTGTCCTGAGGGTCAGCATCGTGCTTTTCTTCCCTCCGCCGCGTTTCCGACTCGCTGCGCCATTTCTCAACGCAGCCCAATACGAACAGAGTCAGCATTGTCAGCACGAACCACAGCGGATGGTAGAAGTACAGTGAGATGGCCAGAACGACCGCATATAGAAGCATGACCGACCTCCAAGCTGGATCAATTTTCGCAACCGTGGCAGACTAGCGCAATAGTACGAATTTTAGGCGTAAGAGGTAGTACCGGAACGTAAACTGGTTTCGCTTTTCCTTCTAGGACCACTAAACACATGAAAATACTAGCGTTGTTTCTCGTCATTTTGGCGATGGGCGGGAGCCTATTTGCCCAAAATCCACCAGGTGCATATGGACCGGGCACGGGCAGCAGTTCCAGCTCTTCCTCGCCTAGCAGCCTGACGACATTCTTCAATAAATTCTATGGCCTGTCTCCGCAGGACTATGGTGCCAAGGGCGATACGCACTTGTTCTTTGATTGCGGAATGACCACGAACAACCACCTGACTTGTGGCAGTTCGCATTTCACTTCTGCAGATGTCGGCAAGTGGTTTGAATCCTGCTCCTCAAACTGCAACACGGCTACGATCAACGTAAATCAAGGGACTATTACAGCCTTCAATTCGGCCACAGATGTCACAGTCTCAGTAACCGCGGGAACCACGTACGCCAACACCCGGACAGCCTATGGCACCGATGATGATGCAGCCATGCAGTCATGGGCCACGGCCATCATTCAGTCTCCGGTTAACGGCGTACCTCCGCTTACGCGTGGCGGGTATCTCCCGCAGGGCGGATATGCCATCAAGCAGCCGATTCAGCTCAAGTATCCCGGCTGCGCGACGCAAGGCGTATGCACGCAGGGTGAAGGCGGCCCAAATTCCGGCTCCACTGCAACGCTTCGTCCATCTCTATGGATCGTAGGACAGGGAACTGCCTCCTCGTTTATCTATGTTCGCACTGCTGGGGTTTTTATTTGGCCGACGCAATCCACAAACGTGGCGGCTTTCTACGTCAAGGACTTCGATTTTAGCTCGCTCTCCAATTTCGGAATCATTGCCGATCTTTCTGCGCATAACACTGCGTTCATCAGTTCTCCTGGGGGCGTGGCTGGACTAATGAACGACAACTCCACGCACGCTCTTTGGACTTCGATGTGGGTTCAAGGCTTCCACAACACCACTAACACCATGTGTGCGTTTATGAATAGTGGAAATGATTTTGAATCGACCTATACATGGAGCGCATTCGAAGCTAGTGACATCAACGGCTGTATCGGAAAGCAGGGAACTGCCGCCGCGATGGAAAAGGTGGCCTTCGTAAACGACTTTTTCGAGAATCCACTTGTAGGCCAGAACATCCATGTTGGCACAGCCAACTCTAACACACTGAGTCTAAAGCAAATTTCATTCATCAATACCCATTCGCTGGGTGGCAACATAGCTTCTATTAACTTCCTCACGTTTGCCACTACTCCACTAGGAGAAAGCGTGCAGTTGTATAACTTTCGGGCCAGCGGAGTTGCAGGTAGCTCAGGCTTAGGGATTGTCACGAATGCGACCGCAGGGCTGAGCATCGACTGCCACGGCTGCTATCTGGAAGATGCTTCGGCCTCGGCGGGCAATGTGATTGTGGACAACACCAGCGCAGCCGCTACGATCAACTTTTATGGCGGTCAGTTCTACGGTGCGGGGCTCACCAACCTATTCAACAATACAGGAAACATCTTCATTTACGGCACGAAGATCGCCGGCGGTCCATCCGTCTCCGCTATTCAGACCGGATCAGGAAACACTTATTCCTATATCCCTGTTGCTGGAGCCAGTGGCGGATGGAGCGGCCGCGGCATAGTTCAGAGCACGTCGTTCATTGCCAACCAAGGCACGCTGCCTATCATTGCCAACTTTGTGCTGTCTGCTGGCTGGGGAACGACAGCAGCGGTCACTGGTGTATCTGGCGGTACCCAAGGCCTGCGTTTCACGGTCACGGCATCGGGTACCGGCCAAGCGGCCAATCCAACGATTACGTGGACGCTTCCCGCTGGTGCGGCGCTCCCGTCCAGTACGGTCAACTGTCACCTCGATCAGACAGGCGGAACTGGCGCGTTCACGATGATTACCCAAACAACGCAATCCGCCACGGTGCCGGTTTTCACGTTGCAGGGAACTCCGACTGCGGCGGCCACTTACATCTATGAGGGAGGTTGCGGACGATGATTTTACTTATTCTCTTACTGCTATTGCAGGGCAAGCCAGCGGCACCGTTCCAAGATCCTAATTACGATCCTGACGATCCCAAAGCCAGGCTGGTCTATGAGGGTGATCTAACGCCTAGTGACGGCAACCTGTCTGTGACCTTCGATAAGGAGCCATTCAAGCGCCCACCGTCTTGCAGCTTTAGCGGTGGAACGCTGCCCGGAGAGCAGCCAAAGATTTCTGCTACCGGGGCCAAATTGAAAGTGAAGTCAGGAGTAAAGACGCACTACAAGTGCGAAGGATTGAAGAAAGACACGGAGGAACACGGTGCATAAATACCTAGCCATATTGCTGCTGTTGATGCCAGTTGCGGCGGTTGGGCAGAAGGTGCCAGAGCCCGAATATCGCAATGGGGAGTGGAAGTGTCCCACAGGCTACGAGTTCCGCAGCGAGGGAGACTTGAAGCGCTGTACTCTATCCCTGACCGCTCCCGCTCCAGTGGTGCAGAAGCGCACCTTCGACAAAAAATATGTTGCGCTGCTGGCTGGATCGGTTGCTGCGTCACTGCTCGCCACTAAGGGAATCGCAGATTGCCGGCGAGAGTTCGGAGCAGCCAACTGTGCGGGCGGTGAGGGGCCAAGCTTCGCAGCGCGGGAGAGCCTGCGCATGGGTGCCACGGTTGGCATGAACCTGCTGGCCTTCAAGATGAAGCGCGGATACGAGCGCGGAAACAATCCGCTCAATAAAATCTGGTGGCTGCCGCAAGTGGCTATCTCCGGCTGGAACACCGCAACCTTCTTCCGCAATGACCCTGACGTAGCGCAATGGAAGGGCATTGTAGACAAGGGCAAAGATTGAAACTCTGCCTGAACCCCAACTGGAATAACTTTGCAGACCCGAACTGGCCTCCGTTCGCGGTTCCTTCGATGCGCTTGTGGGATACCGCCGACACTTGGCTCGACATCGAGAAGTCAGCAGGGAACTACAGTTGGGCAACTCTCGATGCGCATCTTTCAGCGCTCACCGCGCACGGCATAACCGACTTGCTGTACACGGCTGGGAAGATACCGACGTTCTACGGCGTGGCTTCGGTTGCGCAGTTTGGCGCATTCGTCTCAGCGCTTGCTGCGCACATCGGCTCAACGTGGAAGGGAACTTGGGCCTTCGAGCAATGGAACGAGCCGAACCTTGGGCAGTTCTATAGCGGGACAGCGGCTCAGCTTCTGGCCTTCTCTAGGGCAGCCTACGCAATACTCAAGCCTCTGGGCGTGAAAGTACTTAGTCCGTCAGGATCGGGCGGAACAGCGATCGGCAACTTCATTCTGTCGTACCTGACCGCTTGCGCTGGGAACTACCCCTTCGATGTCTTCGCCTACCACTGCTACTTGGGCGACAAGAACCCTGATCCCACGACCGGGATAGGATTAATCCTCAACGACATCAAGGTCAAGAAAAGCACCTTCGGCATCTCCGCGATGGAGACGTGGTTCACCGAAGGAAGCTGGGGCCGCGCAACCGATTACAGTCCTTCACTGACGGATACGCAGACGGCCGCGTGGCTCACAACTGCTGTTCCGATCATGGCGAAGTCCGTCGCACGGCACTATCACTACGCTTTCAACAATTCAGCAGGTTTCGGAGTTCTCGCCACTGGCACTCCGCCAGTACTGAACCTCGCGGGCCTAATGTTCCAAGCTCTCGTTACAGGAGGAAGTGTGCCCACAACCAGCACGGTCAATATCCCGGTTCCAGCCTCGCAAGTCACGGCTCCAGCGATTGCGGTGCCCGTGCCAGCGTCCAGCGTAATGGCTCCGTCCGTGTCTGTCGCCGTTCCCGCGAGCACAGTGCAAGCGCCATCGCAGACCGTTCCCGTACCAGCTTCGCAGGTAGCAATCACCGTAGTGGACGCTACAGCGAATGGCGTGAATCAGGCATGGAACGGCAATACGCTCACGCTAACGGACAAGGTTCCTGCCCCGGCACCAACGCCCACGCCTACGACGATCGGCATCGGCGTAGCGGTTACGACTACGGGGCTAACGAATGTGCGCCAGACCGCTGGCGGCACGCTTCTCGGTACTGTTCCTCTAGGGACTTCTGGCAAGGTTGTCGCCGGGCCAGGAACGGCCAACTCTAATACCTGGTGGCAGGTGCAATTCCCGACCATCAATGGGTGGGTTGGCGCAGACATGCTCGCTCTCGGGAGTAGCCCACCAAACCCTAATCCGCAGCCGTCGCCCTCCCCAAGCGGCGCGCTGGCAGCTTTCCTCGGGGCACAAGGCGGCGGGGCTCAAGCAGTCGGTGGACGCGGCGGAGCGGTCTTCGAAGTCACGAACCTCAACGACTCAGGCGCGGGCTCGCTCAGGGCAGCTTTGCAAGCTACTGGGGCCCGGACAATCGTCTTCCGCGTTGGCGGGGTCATCAACGTCGTAGGCGACCTGCGCATCGGCAGCCCGTTTGTCACTGTAGCAGGACATACCGCTCCGGGCGGAGGCATCAAGCTCGCTGGCACGGGCGCAGTCATGTGGGTCAACACGCATGATGCGGTGATCCGGTACATCGGCTACGACGGGAACAGCGCCAACAATGGGCCAGATGTTGGCTCGGTTTCCTTCGATGCGGGATCGGGAGATGTCTACAACGTCGTTTTCGACCACTGCTCGGGCTTCCACGTCACCAATAAACAGCTCATCGTTCTGGCGAACTCCTCCGGCCGCGTGCGCAACGTCACTTTCCAGTGGTGCATGACGTTCAAGCCCGACAAGAATCATCCAGTCGGGCCGATGGTGGATGCTACGACTTGGCCGGCCAAAGACGTAACCGACATCGATTACCATCACAACTTCTTTGGTGATACCTCGCACAGACTGCCTCTTTTCAATGGCAAATCCGGGCGCTGGGTAAACAATCTCGTTTACAACTGGGATTGGTTCGCCGGGCTGTGGCAGGGCGGCTGCACGCCAGACATCATCGGCAACAAGTACGTCGCCGGGAACATGAATGTCGGGGACAATTCCGGCCATCCTCATCCACTGGAGTTCACCGCTACTCAGAGCACCGACGACACCAGCCAATCCATGCCAGGCCCGCCGTTGATCTTCCTGAAAGGCAATATCGGGCCGCAACTGTCAGACCCTACCGGCAATCAAGCTTTGCTCTGCGGCAAGGTCAACAGCGAAGGCGGGGCGGAAGTCGGGCCAGTTGACGCAGCATGGTTCCGCTCGTCTCCACTTCCAACGCTGCCAATCCCAATCACCGAGGACGATGCACGCAACCTTGACGCTATCCTGATTCCGCTAGTGGGCAACTCGCAGCAACTGAATGCGGATGGCTCGCTCAGCGCGCGCAGGCAAGTCGAAGACGCAGCCATGATCGCGGAGTACCAGAACAAGACTCCCGGCAGCTTGTGGACCGCGCCAGCTGGCTACGTCACCGCTCCAGTAGCGAACGGGCAACCCTATCCCTCTAGCCAGCATGACGGCCTAAGCGATGTTTACAAGCAGGCGATGGGCTTAGACACCTCCAAGCCTATGAATAACTTCGTGATGCCAGACGGCCTGACGGCGCTCGACTGGTTCCTCAGCGGGAGAAAGTCATAAAAGTCCAGCGATTCGACGGCGGGCTCACGCGGAGGCAGTTGGAAGTAGTCGCGGGCGTGGTGTCTGGCAAGGCCAACAAGGAAATCGCCAACGATCTGAACATCTGCATACGTACCGTCAAAGCCCACACAAATGCGGTTTACAGGAAGCTGCGCATTGCCGGAAGGCAAGATTTGCTGGTCTGGGCGCTCCAGCACGATCTTGTGAAGGTTGGGGATTTGCGCATCAACACGCTGCACCTGCATCCCTGGATGGCCTAGATGGTTTCAGAAGAGCTGGTCAAGCAATTCGCGGAAGCAGTGGCCAGAGCGGAGGGCTATGGTGTCCCTGATTCGGTACCCACACGAGCTAGAAATCCCGGTGACCTCACGGACGACGGCGATGTCGGCCAAGGATTCATACACACGTCGGGACCTTACGGCGCGGCGATCACTGTTTATGCGACAGATGAAGACGGATGGAACGCCCTGTACCGAAAGGTCAGGCGAATGCTCGAAGGAAGATCCAAGACCTATCCCGCAGACCTGACCTTGATGGAAGTGGCGCTCCGCTATGCAGGATCGCCGTTGTGGGCAGCCAACGTAGCACGGTCGCTAGGCGTCGATACCCGCGCAACGCTCGCAGAAATAGCAGCCAAGGGCCAAGTACAGCAGGCTTAAAGGAGAAACCGTGACTGCAATATGGGACTTCCTAATGGCGCATCCCACGTCTAGCGCGCTGGTGGGCTACTACATTGCCATCTCTTTCGTGGGCTCGCTGCCGGCACCAACCGTCAATTCCAGCATGTTCTATCAGTTCGTGTTCAAGTTCGTAAATACGCTGGCTGGCAACCTGGCGCGTGCCTACTCCACCAAGGTCGAGGGCAGTCCCAACTTTGTTGCCGCGGTAAACATCCAGAACGCCAAGGTAGGGGAGGAAAAACTTGTCGTACCTATGGCACCAGCAGAACAAAAACCCTAGGAGGCCCCTTGTTTCAACAGGTCACGCAAACCCTGCCGCTGTCCTGGGCTATCGTGCTCAGCCCGGTCATGACGGCCACACTTACCGCCGTGACGGCATATTTAGGCTGGAGAGCCAAGAAAGATAAAGACGAGGTAAAGAATACGCTGCGAGAAGTGACAGCGGAAACCACGACAAAGATTGATGCCATCGCGGTAGTCGCGGATAAGACGCACACACTGGTCAATTCGCAGATGGGGCAACAGCTCATGATGTATGCCATTACGGCTAGGACACTGGCGGACCTGACGCGCAAACCGGAGCATATCAAGGCGGCAGAAGAGGCCGACGCAAAGCTGGCAGACCACGTTCAGAAACAGCATTTAGTGGATTCAAAGGAGGATGCGTAATGCTTCTAATCCTGCTGATTATCTTGCTGTTTGTGTTCTTTGGTGGCGGATTCTACTCGCCTGGAGCAGAGGCGGGCTATCCGTACAGGCCGTACGGGTTTGGCTTGGGTTTCATCGTTTTAATCGTTCTGCTAGTGCTGTTGTTTTCAGGATACGGGCCACACTTGCGACATTAGGAGAGTACAATGAATGAAAGAAATCAGGCTCCACTACACTTGATCTGCGTGGTTATAGCGCTGGTGATGTTTGCAATTGCGGGGTTTGGCTGGCCAGCTCCGGTAGAGCCGTACCGCGTTAAGTTTCTCGGTATCGGGCTGTTCTTCTGGCTGCTGGCATCGTTCTTTTAAGACTAGGAGGAGGCCATGTGCTTCATTCGCCAGCGATGGAGGAGTGGCTGTGGTGGCTGAAGTTCTATGCCGCTGTTTGCGTGGTTGGCAGCTCCTTTTTTGGAGGCCTGTACTGGGTACTCAACAAAATATCCAAGAAGTTTGATTCCCGCACGGAAGGCATCGTCCGCACTGTTCTGGTGGGAGTAATAGAAGCGTTTAATTATGAGTTTTCAAAGCGAGACGATAAGTTGCTAATGCAGGAAACGCGCATCGATAGTATCGAGGCCAACATCATCAGAATTGCGCTTGCGGGTAAGTCGTTGGCTGGTGTATCCCTGCATCCCACGGATATTCCCTCCAGGAGAGAGCGCCAAAGAATTATCGATCACTGGGACGAAGTGATTAAAATCACCAGTGAGCGCAAGTTTGAGTTCAAAGACAAAGGAGAAAAGTGATGGCAAGTCCCCCACCGCATGGTCCCGGTAAGACATTCAAGATGATGTGCAGGGTGAAGGACGGAAACATCGTGGACTTTGAAGGCGATGGCCCGGAGCAACTGGAATTGAGAGTTTCACAAGAGGATGCGGATTACTTCACGGTCGGGCAGGAATACTCTGTCGATTTCCGTCTCTTGCCACCGCCCCAAGGGAAACAAAAGCCGTAACGTATATCGCGGTTGGCACCCAGTCGAGCTGGTCTGAGTGCCAATCGCGGAAGTACCCGACATAGTAGACGACCATTAGCAGCCAGGCGGATAGCAGGATTCGCAGCTTGGCGCAGCGCAGCATTCTGCCCTTGTAGCGCCAGATGAGCACGCCGGGCTGGAACACGCTCACAAAGAATATCAGTGCCCAATAGACCGCGAAGTAGACAGCCGTGTAGTTGTTGGTGACCTTGAATAGCAGCATCCCTTCCAATACCGCCGTGGCAAACAGGAATGTTCGCAGGTAAGCCTTGAGCAAAAAGGGCAGCGGGGACCAGAGCGCCCAGAGGGTCGCGGCAAAGAGGATGAGTGTGCGCACGCGGCTTTATATCACAAGTTTTGGCAGGGAGCGCGAAGCAAGCCGCTTGACTGGTTATCAGCGGAGCAGGCGTTGAGGCGCTGAATGCCTAGCATCTCTGCCAGAAGTTTCCGAAAGGGAGGTTATGTGAGACGAAGCATAGCGGTAACGATTCTGGTGCTCGGGTTGGTCGTGGCAGGTTGCACGCCGCTTGAGCGCTCGGCCTATAACGCGGCAGTCGCAGGGAAGGCGTTCCTCGATAAAGAGAAGGCAGCCCATAGCGAATGTGCGAGCGGTGGCACCAGTACGCTGTGCTCGGCGCTCTCTAGGGGCACGGCGGTGAAGGACAGCCTGCTAGATGCCATCGCAGTCTATTGCGCAGGCCCGACGTTCGATGCTGGCGGGGCATGCAATCCACCGGCAAAGGGCACGCCGGCGGCTACACAAGCCACAGCCAAGCTGCAAGCAGCTATGGCTAGCTGGAACCAAGTCGTAACGGACATCAAAGCTGCGGGAGGCAAATAGCCATGTACTTAACGTTGCTCGATGTAGGTCTGGGGTTCCTGCAAACGTTCCTTGGCGGGCTAAAAGGCTCCAAGGCGCCGGCCGAGATCGTGGCTTCGATCCAGGCCGCCCTGGACGCCCTTTTCGCTCACAAGCAGGACGTTATTTCCAAGTCCAATCTTGACAGCCTACGCGGCTAGGATTCCAGCCCAATGAGGTACCCATGCACCTTGATGTAGATGTGAACGTTCGCCTTTCCCAAGACCCGGAAACAACGTCTCTGTTGCGCCAGGTCATGGCGAAGCTGGATGTACTTACAAACAAGGAGAATACGATAATGTCCGCTCTTGATGATTTGACCGCACAGGTAGCACAAAACACCACCGTTATTGGTTCCGCGCTAACCCTGATCCAGGGGCTGGCAGCGCAACTGGCAGCGGCAGGCACTGATCCGGTGAAGCTGGCAGCGTTGCAGGCGTCATTGAAGCAGTCGGATGACGATCTGGCCGCAGCCGTAGCCGCAAACACGCCAGCCGCCCCTCCAACCCCGTAACCGCTCTCCCCACGGCGAGCCTGGCTGTCCATTCCTTCTAGCCCCCTAGAACTTCGGCGGCTGGGCTCGCGCGTAGGGCTTCTTTTGTTGTACAATTACCACGCTTCCACGTCTCTCCAGCCCCGCTAAAACCGCGTCCGACCACGCGAGGCGGGGCATCCCCTCCTTTTAGTCACAGTGTAAATATTGCCTATTGACAGGCAATTGCACGTACCCTATCATAGGTGACGTGACAAAGAACTCCATCGGTCAGCGCATCAAGGCCTTCCGGCTCCAGCGTTGCTGGACGCAGGAACAGGCCGCTCCTCAGCTTGGCATTTCCCTCCGAACGCTGGTAGCTCTCGAACGTGGCTATAAGCGCGAAGTCCGCCCCCTCACAATGGCCAAGATCAACATGGCCATCGAAGCTCTCTCCCAGCAGGTAGCCTAGCCATGCACACCCAGAAATCAAATAATGTGCAATTGCTTCGAATAACGGATAATTACGTTAACTTACATAACAAGGCCAGTAACTTACCTTCTAGGGTACGGAGCAAGATAGAGTTCACGTCAAGTTGTTGGAATTGGAAAGCTTATTGTTTCCAAGGATATGGTCGTTTACGGTTCAAGGGCTTCAAGACCTGCAAGGCTCATCGAATTATCTACCAGCTTTTGGTTGCGCGAATCCCAGACAATCTAACGATAGACCATCTCTGTAAGAACCGTTCCTGTGTGAATCCCGCGCACATGGAGCCGGTGACTTTGGCTGAGAATCAGCGCCGCGCTCCAACCGTAGGGACGGTCAATCGGGGGAAGACTCATTGCCCTAAAGGACACGAATACACCTCTGAGAACACCTACTACTGGAACGATCGCGGTAACCAGGCTCGGCGTTGCCGCACCTGTGGCGGCTACAAGCTACTCGCGCCGTCCCTTGTACCTGCGGAAATGCCCCCACTTCCACCAGTTTTCCAGCAATCACTGGAATTGTCCGGCGGTGTTCTATGAGCTACGCCCGCCTGCGAATCTCAGCTATTTCTTTCGGGAAGCGCAGCAGCCATTGCCTCCCGTCCGCTACTCCCTTGGCCAGCCGCAGCAAGTCCTCCCTGTGGTCGATTACGAATCTATACACCCCGGCCACTTCGCGGTGCGCGATGGCCTGCTTGATCTCACTTTCTGCGCGCTTGATGCACTGGCTGTGCAGATCCAAGGCGGCTAATTCGAGTTGCTGGAGTTCGCTCAAAGAACAGCTCACAAGATGCTCAATCGACGGACGGTCCATTAGTGGCCTGAGTCCTTATCTGACCCGGTTCGCGCTGGGACTGCGCAAAAGTTCGTACGTTTTACGCCACTTTGTGAATGAGTCACTAAGAATTTCGCGGTGGTCACTTTTGCAAGCAGAGCGGTTACAGAACTACTAGGTCGATAACAAGATCCGTCATGGGGAAGTACAGCAAACGCAGCCCTCACGTTTGGAGGAACCCCTATGGGTATTTGCAGGAAGCCAAAGACCACGCGATGGTCAGAGGAAGAGATAGCGGACATTGACATGCTGAACGAAAAGTACTCGCCCTTCACGAACGGTTTCTCATCGGTGCTGCGGTTGGCGGTGCGGGTGCTCAAGGCGTTTACGCTCACACCGGACAAAGTAATGGAGTATTTGCAGAAGCGTCAACAATTACAAGGCATGACTTCGTATGACGCTCGGCAGATGAACTTACTGTTTCCAATTGATCGTGAGCAGGGATTCTTTCCTAAGTTTGGCGGGAGATTGCCATGAACTTACACGTGTTAGCCGCGATTGGGTTCTCCTTGCTAGTAATCGGGATACTCGCGCTGATGGGCTACGCATTCTATCTACTTCGCTGGCCGGAGAAAGGCTGAGTCACAGGTGGAGCACGAGGAGTTTACGGACAAGGCTATCGACTACATCGTTGATGGATTATCAAGCGAAACGAGGCTGACGCAATGGGAAAAGAACTTCGTAGAGTCCATATCGGATCAGTGGACATCAAGGCGGTCGCTTTCCGAGAAGCAAAAGGAAGTGCTCGGAAGGCTCTGGGACAAGTACTGACTTGCCAGTGCGGAGCGAAGGCCAGAAATACTAGCAAGGAGCGCGGGCGGTTCATCGAGCGACATATCGAATGTAAGCGCGCGGAGAAAGGCTGAGTCATGACTAACCGACAAGAAACACTAGCTATCTGCGAAGAGACGGCTCGCAAGCTGATCCATGACCGCGACAGTTTGCTGGTTGTGGCTAAGCGAGTCTACGCGGAACTCGATAATCACTACGATTGCGAGACGCACGTCGATGGCGGACACAAGGAGTACCCCTTTTGCGGCGTAGGCGAGCTAATGCACACGCTGCGCGCAGTTATAGAAAGAGCGGAGCGACCATGAACAACATCGCACAAAAGTACGAGCGGCAAACGTTTCGCGAGATACGCCCATGTACGGAGATGGACATCATTCGCAAGGGCATGGCGAAGCAGATCAAGCGCCAGCAGCGCAACAAGGCCATCAAGGATTGGACCATCATTGTCATGCTCCTCGTAGGCGCCGTGTTTTTCGTGCTGTACGTCGTGAACCTGTTCATAGATGCGCTGGCTAGTCCGTTTGTGGGAGGTAGGTGACATGGCGATGGGTTCCTGCATTGCTCCTGGGTGCGAAGTTTCGACCTATGCCCTTGGCTACTGTAGGAAACACTATTTGCGCATTTGCAGAAACGGCGACCTCCAGGTCCGAATAGCTGCCAATCGCCCAGGGAAAACTCATGGTGAGAGTTGCACGGGTCGATATACGCCAGAATACAACGCTTGGCGCGCTATGAAGAATCGATGCTCTCGCAATAAGAGGCACTGGCATCTATATGGGGCTCGTGGAATCAGGGTATGTGACCGTTGGAGAAACTCCTACAAAGCATTCCTTGATGACATGGGGCGTAGACCATCCCCGGAAATGAGCATCGACCGCATCAACAACGACGGAAATTACGAGCCGACTAACTGCCGTTGGGCCACGCCTAAAGAGCAAGCTGCTAACAGGAGAGCACATGGACGCCTACGAAAATGAAATCGACCTGCAAATGGAGCGCCCAGCCATGAAGTGCGTATGCGCGTGGTGCGAGACAGTGATTCGCGAGGCTAAGCCGGGCCATGACTCAGAGCCTGTATCTCACGGCATCTGTACGCCGTGCCTTGCCAAGCAGCGAGCGCAAATCCGGCAAGCACAAGCTAGCAGCGAAATGCTGTGCAGCGCCCTGCGGGAGAACCTGGAGCGGCGATGAAGCCTGACGACTTACTACAAGCCTTCCGCCAGATATTGGAAGACGTGGCACCTGATGAGATCAAGCGGCGCGTGGATGGTGCACAGATAAGCGACCAGCAATGGGGCGAGATTGAGGAACGGCTGCACCTTATGAGGCTAATGAACATGCGGCAGGAGGTAGAGCAATGAGCGAAACAGAGATTGTAAAGCCCAACGGGGCAGAGAAGCCACCAAGGCGGAAGCAGCGCGAGGAGATTATCGCCGTTCCACAGCCAACCGTGCGCCTTGGTTCTGTGCCTATCACCAATCCCAAAGAGATGGTGCAGAAGGCCACGGAGTATGCAGACGCCCTGAGCGAGATTATCAACCGCCAGAAGCTCTATACAAACATCCAGGGCAAGAAATATGTCACTTGCGAAGGCTGGACGACGCTGGGAGCCATGCTAGGCGTGCTCCCGGTAGAGGAATACTGCAATCCGCTGCCTGACAACAACGGGTATGTAGCCAAGGTGCAGCTAATCCGCACCAGCGACGGACAGGTGATCGGCGGGGCCTCTGCGGAATGCACCAAGGATGAGTCCTCGTGGAAGTCACGCAACTCCTACGCTCTGCGGTCTATGTCGATTACGAGGGCGACAGGCAAGGCTTTCCGGCTTTCCTTTAGCTGGATCGTCAAGCTAGCGGGATTCGAGGCCACGCCGGCTGAGGAAATGCACCAGCCAGAGGGGTCACACGAAGCGGCTCAGGACGTGGCTAAGCAAAAGATTGCCGAGCTAGAGGGAAAGAAACTCAGTCACGTCCCGGCGCTGTTCTACACCTGGTTCAATGAAAGCCAGACCGCACGTATCGAAGGCGATCACGGGCTCATGGAGGCTAACCGCGATCTACTGGTGCGCTTCTGGGAGCCCAGCGTCAAGGCTGTGGTGTGCAACGCCGAGCAGCTTGAGAACCTGAAATTCGCGCTAAGCGAGCGCAACGTGCCCTTCAAGCTGCTCAAGACAATAGGTGAGGACATCGAAGGGAAACTCAAAGAGTCAATCGCGCAGGTAGCGGCCAAGAAAGCGATGCCCAAGCCATGAAGTACGAGGTCACCGGCCTAAGCCTACTTAGGCTGCTGTTCTGGATAGCGGCGTTCTCTGCGCCGGCGCTAGTCAGGCTGTGGATGGAGATATGGCCATGACCCCAGAGGCGCGATTGCGCGAGGCGGCTGAGAAGGCTGCTGAGTTGGCGCTGAAAACATTCCGTGAGGACGGGTTGCTGGATCTAGCGGATCACTTTGAGGACTTCGCTAAGAGCGCCCTAGAGGCAGCACGGCGGGATGCGTTGGAGGAAGCGGCAGAAATAGCAGCTGCGGAACAGCGTGATCCTCATCCCAGTGAGGTTGGTCTGTCAATCGAAGCTTTGCATGCAGCGGAGAACTGCGCAGAACGTATTGAGCAAGGCATTCGCGCTCTCGCCAGCCGGGCAGCGGGAGAGGAGAAATCACATGAGTGATATGTGTGAATGCGGGCATCCAGAGTCGCGACATTTCCCATTTGTGGAAGGTGATAGGCGCAGCGGAGCGTGCATGGATTGCACCTGCTGCTTCATTCGCATCGGCTTGCCACCTAGCAAGAAAGAGCGGGCAGCGATTGCGGAAGCGCGGGAGGGGACCAAGTGAACTGGCTCATGGGTCATTTGATTGGCGACTACCTGCTACAGAACGATTGGATGGCGCTGAACAAGAAAAAGGCCAGTTGGCCGTGCTTCGTCCACGTCCTGCTCTACACGCTGACAATTTGGCTGGCGACTCGCTGGCACTGGCAGGCAATCGCCATCGTGTTTGTGACTCACTTTGCGCAGGACCGCACCGATTTCGTGGCTTGGTTCATGAGAATCAAAGGGCAGGCAAAGTTCGCGCAGCCGCCGATGGCTCCGTGGTCGATCATTGTGGTGGATAACGTGCTGCACCTTTGCGTGCTGTGGGCCTTAAGTCTTAGCGTGTGGGCAGCATGACCTTCCAGGAAGGGATGGAGCTTTCTCACACACCGAGCGGTGGAGTAGATCATGGCTACCGCACCAAGGAATCTAAGGAGACGCTGTGAAAAAGGAAACGCCACTTAAGCCAGAACAGCCAGAGATTCGTAAACCGATGGAGATAGCGCGGTCGAGCGCCTTAGAAGTTAGGCACCTTCGATTCGCTTGCAGTGCTCTCTATTGCTCCGTACAGAGCTTCGTACGGCAACAAGGACTCAATGGCAAGGCTCTTGAATCGATGTCAGATACCGCAATGGAATATGCAGCGGTACTGCAAACCATCGATGACTTTTATAAGAAGGCCCGAGTTGGCTTCGGTGATACGAGAGTGTTTCTTGTAGCGGAATCATCTGGTTTTACCAAGCAAATGGAAGTGTCAATCAAGGAAAAGGACGAATCCGGCGGCCATTGGACTGCTGAGTGGAAAGACAAACTAACTCTGGATAAGTGATGCGGTAGCCGCGAAGTAGCCAGCACCGCAGTAGTTACAAAGAGAGGGGAAGGGATGGAGCAGAGATGAGCGAGCGAAGGACTACAGAGCGTCGCAATCCCATGAATCGCATCGTGGATGTTGGCGCTTTCGAGTGTCCGCGATGGTTCGCTGAGGGACTCATGGCACTGATCGCGCTGGAGGCGGCAGAGCAGGGCAAGTGTAAGCGCGAGGATGCCATGAAAGAGGCCGACGAATGGCTGGCAAGCAACGGGTTCAAGCCATGACTCCCCACCCCGAAGTCTCGATGACGCTGGCAGAAGTGCTAGAGATTAAGTGTGTGGAGCGATGACTTTGAAACAAGTCTGCTGCTGGCTCACTGGCCATCAATGGATGTTGGAATGGGAGACAGTGCGAATGCCGATTTTAGGCTGGCCAGTTCAGCGATTGAAGGCGATGCGCTGTTCATGCTGTGGATTGGAGAAGCGCCCATGATCGACAAAACCATCATCCAGATGACCTACACCGAGTTTCTGGAGCAGAAGCGCGTATGGCAGGAGTCGGGGCGGGAGAGCGCACGCAATCTGGAGCGAGAAGCCTGTATCGAGGACATACAAGACGCCATTGGAGCTTGGGGCGGTCCAGAGCGCGAACATTACACGCAGGCGATGCATCGTTGCATCAACGCAATCGAGAACCGCGCTAAAGGATTGGACTTATGGGGCAGGCCATTGGAGGCCGCGCTGGGGGCGAGCGCCACGGACTCTTCCCTACCACCTCAGGATGGGCAACGCTTCGAGCTAGCGCACCAAGTGGCCACGGCGCGGCTAGAGGAAGCCACAAATTGGCATCAGTACGGAACTGGTCACGATGACGATAGCTGGTGCTGTAAGCGTGAGCAGGAGTTGCGTGATGAACTTATGGCTCTGGAATCAGCATTCCCAAATGTGGCGGTAGCCATGCAGCAGCCCACATCGCAGGGGTTACAAGCAGAGACTGGCGCGGCGGCGATGCAGAGCGAAGAGTGGTCCGATGGCTTTACGGCTGGACAGGAGTCCGAGCGCCTAAAACACAGCGACCCGATGGAATGGCTCACCGAAGCATTCAACACTTACAAGGTCATGCTGAAAGCACTGTACGAATACCGGCGCGTGCAGGCGGCGAGGGAGCCGGGGCCAGCGCCCGCAGACCAAGATTTTACCTTGCCAGAATTGAATACAAGCGCACTTAGCGCGGGTATTGCGTCACCGTTTTGGAACAAACTAGAGAAACAGCTTGCCACTGAACTCTTGAAGTTCATGCGTGGGCCAGCGCCGCGAAGGTACGAGACAGTCTGGATAGTCGAGCAGGATAGGCGCGTTCATTCGGTTCATGCCACGCGGGAACACGCGGAGAAGGAAAAGGGTAATCGGCTCAAGTATCCCGAGACTCCGTGGGCCGTACTTGGCAGCGAAGACGTGCCAGCGATGGGGCCAGCGCCCAGCGAGGCGCAAACGGGTTCGGGGAAGCAGTAGATTCAACGGTCGGGGGCGGCGGTTATAAGTCGAGTTACGAAAGAAAGTCACACACAGTTACAGTTTTCGCTTGCTTTTCGTGTCACTAAGTTACTAATATGGAGGCATTATTGATTGATGAGGTTACAGTGAATCCGAGATTTGGGCGACGGTCTTGGGTCAAATTATGGGTCAACGAATGGCTCGACGGTACTACTCGCTTTGAGATGTCTGACGCGCAACGCGCCTTCTGGATAGACCTCCTCGCACTTGCTGGACGCTCCCGCTACCCTGGTATCATCTGCGCTGGTAAAACCCCTGATAACAAGTACATAGGGTATCCAATCAACAAGTATCAGTCGCTGATGTCGGAGCCTTTGAACGTCGAGGAGACGCTCACTCTTTTCGTTCGAACTGGGAAGATCGCGCTTGAAGTCACCCATGAAGCGCCTATACGACTGCTCAAGCTGGAACTACTAAACTGGGACAAGTACCAGTCCGAATACAACCGCCAAAAGAAGTATCGGAAGAAGAAAGATGGTTACAACCAAGGTTACAAGGATAGTTACAACCAAAGTAACAAGACAGAGGTAGAAGTAGAGACAGATGTAGAAGGAGAAGTAGATACAGAAGAGGCGGTAGTTGCCGCCGCCTTCTCTGCAATGAATTGTGAGCCTTTCGGTTCGGAGAAATTCAAAAGAATCTGGACCGAAGAGTGGCAGGCTCCAGGCAATCCTTCCTTCGCGGACGCTATGGAGCGAGCGATTCAACGGTGTTGCAGTCTTAAGATTTCTGTCCCTGGAAGGTTCTTCGCCCACAAGCGCGAGATAGAAAAGATCGAAGCCGAGAAAGCTTACAAGGTGACGCCCCTATGAGTATCCTAGAAATGGCGCGGTCGATTCACCCCGGCTGGATAACTAGGTGCTTCCATGACAATGAAGATTGGTTTGTTTACCACCAATGCGTGGACTGCGGATTTACCGTGGAAGGTCGCGCTGACGGAAAAGACGAGATGTTGACGCACACCAGGGCGAAGCACAAAGGGGCGGTGTTTGCTTTGGAGTTATACCGCTTTCGCGCGTCGATTCATTCGCGGCACGTCTATTACGGGCTGGAGGCATTTGAATGGAGGCAGTAAGTCAAAAAGTCGCCATCATCGCGCGAGTCGTGAGAGCGAATAAGAACAATCAGGGCAATTTAGTGTCTCTGGAATTAGAGCCCTTGGGGAGCGTACATGAAGCTGAACGAGCTACCGAAGCAGCAGCGCACGCTAGTGGAGCTGATCGCGCAGGGGAAGCAGCAGCAGGAGATAGCGGACAGCCTGAACGTTAGCCGGCGCACAGTGAACAGCTACATCGAGATTGTGACGGAAAAGACTGGCGCGCACGGCCGGCTGGAGATACTACGGCACTTTTTCAAGCTGGTGCCTAAATAATGCGCTGTCCAATGCATGTACACGCCAAGATGCAAGAGCAGTCCGAAGCCGTACGCGTAAACCCGAATTGCCAGAACTTCGAGGAGACTCAGCGCTTGGTCTTTCGCTGCTCGGCGTGGGCCGACTATGCCAAGACTCGAAGATGCGCGCACATGGCGGTGATTTACCTGCCCACGCGCAGCAAGCTGTGCCACGACTGCGGCTGCATCTTGTCTGGCGAGCAACGGCAAGCTGGGCGGAAGCGGTGTTGCGCTTGCGAGCATAAGTTTCGGAAGAAGGTCCTATGAGCGAAATGTGGGCTGAGTGGGTAAAAGAACGCAACACCGAACCTCCTACTTACTGCCCTTTAGAACGAGCCGAAAACGCTGTGGTACTGGGCATGAACTTTATAGGCGAGCCGCGCGGCAAAGTAGTAGGCGAGTTTTGGTTTGACGATGAAGGCGAATTGCGAATGGAACTCTACTAATGGCGACAATCGACAGTGAATGGGAGCGGCTAGGCTTTCTGCGCGGCAAGGGCCGCGGGCAAGAGAAGTGCCATGTCGTGCTAATTGAGGAAGAGGCAAAGGCGCGAATCGAGAATAAAGGGCCGAAGCCGAAGACCAAGTTCGTGATGCAAACCGACGATGAGCATATGTATAGCAAGCTAAACGAGTTAAAGGATCGCTGGTTCAGCGTTGGCAACAAGAGCGTGTGCCTAAGCCTCATGGCTGACCGCTGGGACTTGAGCGAGGACGAAATCAGGAACCTGTGCGAGGGCGTTGAATGAGTATCGCATTTCTGGACCCTGAGCGTAAGCGAGAACTGGGCTACAAAGACCCTAAGTCCAAGGTGTATCAGGATGGGCGCGAAGTGCTGAAAGGCAGAGACTGGAAGCAGCGCGTAAAGGAACTACAGGAGCGTAGCGGCGGTCGGTGCGAATACACTTCCACGCGGAGTTGGGGTGTTTGTGGTGGATATGCGCAGCGGTGCTGGGAATCAGCAGATGATCCTCACCACGAGGAGCTTAGATCGGTATTGCGCGACGACCGATTATCCAAGCTGAGGGCGTTATGCCGGCGCCATCATGACATCGTAGATGCCCAGCAACGCGAGCAAATAAGAGCCAGAAACCGCGCAGAGCACGAAGAACTGAGGCAGGCGTGAGCAAGGGCGCCAAGCGGCGAGAAGCGGAGATCCTGCTCAAGACGCATCTAGCAGAGTTGGGCTTTCGCGACATCCGCGAGCAATTCAAATTCTTGCCTGACCGGCGCTTTACCTTCGATTTGGCGATACCGGAGATTCGCATGGCGTTTGAGTGCGATGGCGGGCAATTCAACGGAGGCCATAGGCGCGGCGAAGCACTGGCTAAAGACTACGAAAAGCAGAACTTAGCACAGCTGAATGGCTGGCGCATCCTGCGCTTTGTGAATCGAGACATACTGAACGGGGCAGCGAAAGAGTTCTTAGAGGAAAACCTACTGTGAGCCGAATCTGGAGAGTAACGCCATACGAGAGAAAGTGGCGGAAGCTCTATGCGCGAACGTTTGATGATCGGCGCGATGCGCACAAATATCTCATGTATTTAGATAGGATTGCGATTGATGCGTTCATCAAAGAAGGCGTGCTGTGAAGCGCCGGCTCCAGCCACCAAACTGCGCCATGCTTGGAATTTGCCTGCGCGAGCTGAGGCCAAAGATAGAGGCGTTGAATGACTTGTCCACTATGCGGGAGAAAGAAGCCAACGGTCTGGTACCTACGCAAGCTGAAGTTGTACGTCTGCACGCACTGCGCGATCGAGTGGAAGCGCCCTGGCTCCAGCGCCAAGTGGACTCGCGCGACGAATCAGGCGAAGCGGAGTGGAGGGAGAAATGGGCGAAGTGAAAGCTAAAAAGCAAACGAAAGCTCAATGGAAGGCACGAGTTGCGGAGATAACTCGGCGGGAATTAGAGGAGCCCGAATCCTGGCATTACGTATCATTCGCGGACGAAGTGTTCCGCGGCGTTGTGCTAATTAAAGCCCACGGGATAACCGATGCAGTTTCGAAGTGTCATCGGCTGAATATCAATCCAGGTGGGCAGGTGATGTGCGTTCCAATGCCCGATGATGTCATCGAGCAGGTAAACGACAAATACCGCAACCGCTTGCTAACAAAGGCAGATGTGCTGGAGATATGGCCAGACGCTAAGTCATTGAGAGAGCATGAAAAAGAGGCCGAATCGCGCCCATGACCAGCCTAACGCCGCGCGAATCAGCCATCGTAGCCAGTCTCGCGCAAGGCAAGACCCTCAAGGAGATAGCCGGAGAGCTGGGGCTAAACGCTACTTGGACGCGCATTCAGGTGCGGGACATGCGCCAAAGGCTCGGATATCGCACAACCGAGCAAATGATGTGGGCACTGGCTATTTGTAGTGATGGACAGCCTAAAGCGAAGCTAGTAGAAGAGAGTCCTAGAACCTAGCCCGACGCCGGGGCGGTCCAGGCGTCCATTCACGAGCAGACCCATCGCTAGACGCAACGTAGCGCTCCACCTACCTGAAGGTCACTTCTCGCATTACATCACTCGACACGAGGCTTTGATCGAAGTTCGCGCGCAGCGCGCCGATTGGCTCGATGAATCGCAAAAGTATCTACGCCGACGCGCGGCAATCCACATTCCCAAGGGCAGGCTGGATATATGGGAGCCTGTTCAAAGCGGTTACGCAGGTCCATTAGTACTACAACTTACTTAGAGGAGATCCCGAGATGGCACCAGTAGCAACAGCACCAGCACAACCGTTCGATGCTCAGACGTTCTTTGGCGTGACTCAGGCTCCAGGCGCCGGAGGGCAGCAAAACCCGATTCCTGGCGCCGTTTCCTGGCTGCGTTCGGATGTGACGCTGACTTCAGCACAGATCCTTGCGCTGCTGGGCACGTCCGTTCCGCTCGTGGCCGCACCGGGCGTCGGCTTCTTCATCATGCCGCAGTTAGTGATCATGCGGCTGATCGCAGGCTCGGCAGCTTACACAGATGCAGGTGGCGCGGTAAGCCTTGGCGCCGGCACGCTGACGGTCGCGCTGGCCTCCAACGCGCTATTCCTCGTCACTACTTCGCCGAACACCCGCAAGCAGGTCATTCCGTGGGCAGCGGCCGCTATCGGCGTCGGCGTGACTGACACCGCTGCCAATCCTCCGACCGCAGACAACGCCGCTTTCTCAATCTCAAAGGCAACGAATAACTTCGCGGCCGGCAACGGCACGATGCACATCACCACGTACTACACGATCGAGACCACTGTTTAAGGAGCGGCAATGCCCAATTACGTTCAGGGTTCGCTCCTAAACCCTCTGTCGGGCTTGATGCGTGGGGTCGTGGGCCACAGCTTTGGAGTAAATACGGCTGCGACCATCGCGGCCTCGCCGGGCGGGTTGGTGCGCGCAGCTGGCGGCGTAGTAACGCTCACGACCAGCGCCAACCACAACTTCCTGGTTGGCGGAACATGCCGCATTGGCCTCGTGTCGGATCCTCCCGCGGTAGGCACTGAGCCCACATCAGTGCTCGGCACAACCTTTGGCGGCGTTTACACCATTACCGCCATCGGCTCACCCACCACAGCCACTCTTGTTCCCATCTCCGACGTCCTGCTCCATCAGATTCCCGACACTGGAGGAACAGGCACGGCCATCTCCATTGCTTTCGAAACTCCCTCACCTCCGCAAGCCGGTAAAGCATTTGCTCTGGCAGGCCCGCAGTCTCTTGCCTCGTCTTTCGGCTTCGCGGTAGACGGCAAATTCTCAGCGGCGCCAGGTGTATTCGAACTGGACATCCAAGCCGCGGACATCGATGCAGACGCGAACTACCAGACGCTGGCGAACTTCAACATCAGCACAGTAGACGCAACAAGCAACACCTTCCACGCCGATTGCACGCTGAACACCGCCAAATTCGTGCGTGCGCGCTTACTCAGCAGAACGAACGCTGTCGGGCTCGTCTGCTACATCAGGGGATAACAGGGATGCCGAGCAACAAGCCGCCTGCTGTTCAAGCAGCGGTCATCGCTAAATCAATGAATGGCGACTCTAAGTCACAGATTGCGCAAGACTTATCAATAGCCAGGAATACGGTCACGCGCATTCTGGAAGACGCAGAGTTAAGCGAATTGGCAAGGGCAGGTAAAACTAGCCTGTACGAGCTAATCCCGAAGTCGATCAAGGCTTTCGAGCACGCGCTCGACAAGCACAAAACCGCAGAAGCAACGATAGTCCTTCGCGCTACCGGCGTTCTCCCGCAGGAACAAAGCGAAGCGGGCATGAGCGTAAACGTCAACCTCGGAGCCATCCCACGTCCCAACCATGTCTGAGATCAATATTGGTGATTTTTACCAACCTGATCACGGCGCTGAGTGGGGGCCACAGCATCAATTCCATGCCAGCCCAGCAAGGTATCCACTCCAGGAAGGGACGCGCGGCGGAGGGAAGACGATTGCGCTGCTCTGGGAAGGCATTCGAACCGCGCTCACCGTTCCCGGCTCGAACAACCTGCTCCTGCGCAGAATCCTCAAGTCTGCGGAGATGGGCGGCATTGAGGATCACTTTCTGAAGTATGTGCCTAAAGGGATCTACCGCCAGTACAACGGGCAGAAGCACACCGTCCACTTCCACAATAGATCCAACCTGTTCTTCGGGCACATCAAGTCCGATGCCGACCTCAAGCAATACCAAGGTCCTGAATATCTGTATGTCGGCTGGGATGAACTTACACAGTTCACTTATCCACAGTGGGCTTTCATCAAGGGAAGCAACCGTTGTCCTGTCCCTCTGGACATCTATGGAGACAAGCCTCGAGCGCGAATGGCTGGCGGGACGAATCCTAACGGCATTGGCTCAGGATGGGTCAAGGCTCTGTGGATCGCCAAAAAGCTGCCTGCCGGCATAGAAGACCTGACCTACAACCCGAAAGACTATGAAGTCATCCACTCAACCTTCGCAGACAATCCCATATACGCTAACGATGCCGACTACATCAACGGGCTCAGCAGCTTGCCGCCAGCGCTCAGGGCAGCCTGGCTTGAAGGAAGCTGGGATGTCCTCGCAGGGCAGTTCTACCCCAACTGGGACCTCGAGCGGCACAGAAAGCAAATTAAAGACATTGAGTTTCAGGATTGGCAGCCGCGCTGGATCGGTATCGATTGGGGATTCAACCACGCCACCTGCGTTCTTTGGTTCACGGTCGCGCAAGTCGAGAACACTCTCGGCGAGAAAGCTGAACGCATCGTATGCTACCGCGAGCTGGTTAGGCGCGGAATTAATGAGGCTACGCTCGCAGAAGAGATTGCCAAGTTCAACGACGGAGACAAGATAGCCAATGTCTACCTCTCGCCGGAGCGATTCAACCGGGTCAACGAAGAACACACTATTGCCGACAGAATGGGTGACGTTCTGGCTTCCCGAGGACTGCCCCGCCCAGAGCGAGCCAACAATGACCGTGTCGGAGGCTGGCGGCTCATCTACACACTACTGGATACTGAGGGATTCGTCGTGGGAGCTAATTGTCGAGACCTCATCGACTCCTTCCCGCAGCTCATGCGAGACGAAAAGGACTTGGAAGACGCTGCTCGGGAAGGTAATGAACTATTTCTTGACGTGATGGAAGCCTGCCGCTACGGATTGATGAGCTACTTCAATCCCCGGCCGGTGCCCAGAGAAGTGCAGAACGACTTGCTAATCAAAGCGATACCAGACAACACGCAGAAGTACCTGGAGTACCTGCGTATTCAGGCGCAGCCGACCAGCAGTGACATCTTCATTCCAGTGGCCCAGAGGAACGCTCCGTGGCGAAGAAACTAGCCAGCGTTGAGCGCGAGTTCATCGATTACCTCAAGGGCGAAGTGGCCTTTGCGCGCGCTGAGTATGCGTTCCTGAAGGGCAAAGTCGAGCGCCTGGAGCTGGCTACCTTCAAGCATGGCAACGAGATAGCCAGGGATTACGCGGCCCGCACGCCGATCGAGCAGACCGTAGTCGAGCCACCCAAAGAGCCATCCAAGAAGCCCTGGAAGCAAGTTAAGGATGAATGGGAATCCATGACTGACGAGCAGAAAGAAGCGGCAATCGCTAAAGGAGCGAACTAATGCGTGGAATGACTTCAGCAGACGGCAAGATGAGCGGCAACGTGCAGATGGTGGGCAGCTACGACAAGCACAAGAGCCAGAAGCCCAAGCCAGAAGGCGGGGAATCTGGTGGCGCGCACGACCCTGACGGCCACGACGAGATCAAGCAGGTTGTGGCGGAGCACGGCCCGGCGCACACCCATGTAATCAAGAAGAACGAGCACGGGCACATGAGCGAGACGCATCACGAGTCAGGGCACGTCCATCACAAGGACCATGCCAGCCTCGAAGAGGCCCACGAGCACGGCCAGCACGCAATGGACGAAGACGGAGACCACGCGCAGATGGGCGAAGATTCCGAGGATCGGGCTGGCGAGCGCGACGATATGGAGCAGTTGCCCAAGACTCACGCTCCCAGCTTCATGGACTAATGCCGTACTCCTCGAAGGCACAAGCGGCGTACTTCAATATCCACAAGAAAGAGCTGGAGAAGCAGGGTGTGGACGTTGCCGAGTGGAACTCCGCCAGCAAGGGCAAGAAGCTGCCAGAGCACGCATCGCCTCGTAAATCAACGCAGTGGATGAAACAGAAATAATTCTGCCCCTATAGGAATGAGGTTGGGCAGAAACGAATAGCTTTGCCAAACACTGAAGAACTCCAAGCCTCTCCCGGCGCCCAGAACGACGAAACACAGGATCAGCAGGAACAACAGTTCCAGCCTGGCGAGCTGTGCGCGACCGACGCAACCAACGCCAAGGTTGAAATACCTGACGATGACGAGCAGGCCCAGCAGAAACGTAATTGCATCAAGGCGCTGTGCTCCAAGGTAGCGCAGCGCGATCTGGTCAGTCGGCGCCTGCAAGTCCGCGATGCCTGGAAGCAACGATATTACGGCCGCGGCAACCAGCACCTCCTGCCAGGGCCGAAGGGTACGTGGATCACGCCCAGCATGGTCATGGCGGGCGGGCAGAGCTACAACGACCGCTCCGATGAGACCAACATATATCTGGGCTTTCAAGACATTCTTGTGGCTGCGCTTACAGCGTCATTGCCGAGCGTGCGCTTCGAGCCCGAAGATCCCACCAACGCCGCAGACATCTCCGCTTCTGAGAACGCTGACAAAGCCCGCCAGCTGATCGAACGCAACAACGACATGCAGGTGATCCTTGCCGACGTGGACCGCTTCCTGTACACGGACGCGGTTTCGTTCCTCGAGGCTCGCCATATCCTTGACGGCCAGCGTTTCGGATACAGCAATCCAGGCCTATCGGAGGCCGAAGAAGAAATCAGCTACCTGCCGGAAGAGGGCGAAACCGGTCCTCCGCCAGAGCAAGGAGATGCTCCGCTGGGTGTTCCTCGAGGCTCCGAGGTTGTCTCGGCTTATGGCACGCTAGAGGTCAAGGTTGCTGTGCAGTCGAATAGCCTGCCTGAGACGCCCTATCTGCAACATTCCAAGGAATGGGACATCACCAAGCTAAAGACGGAGTATCCCGACAAGGCCGACGAAATCAAGGCTGGCGTGTCACCTACGTCGGAGTCCGAATACGAACGCCTGGCGCGCACCTCGATCATGATGGGTATGCGTCCGAGTGCGATGACTTCGGACTCGATGACCTACAACGCCACCAAGCAACGGACTTGGGTCAGGCCGGAGTTCTTCACCGAAGAGGAAGACGACGAGCTGAGGGCCTGGCTGTATCAGGAGTTCCCCAAAGGCTTGATGGCAGTGATGTGCGGGCAAGCATTGTGCGAGCAGCGCAACGAGTCGATGGATGACTGCTGGACGATGATCCACGCACGGTCCGGCGACGGCGCCCACAGGCCAAGCCTTGGCAGTCCGGTAGTGCCGATCCAGGACAAGGTGAACGACGTCGTGGACCTGATGCATGAGTCGTTCATGCACTTAATTCCGCGAGTGTGGCTAGATCCTGGAATCGATGCCAACGCATTGAATGACGCAGAACGCAAGCCTGGCCAATACCTCAAGGCTCCCAAGTCGGCCACGCGAGAAATCAGCCAAAACTTCTTTGTCGAGCCGCAGATCCAGATAGCCGAAGGCATGATGGCTTATCTGCAATGGCTGTTTGGCGAGGCGCCGCAATTCCTGTCTGGCGGCTCGCCAGCGCTGTTCGGCGGCGACACCGGAGGCAACGACACGCTGGGCGGAATCACGATTCAGCGTGATCAGGCTCTGGGACGTATAGGACTGACATGGCGCAACATCCGCGCAGGCTACGCTTCGACCATTCGTCAGGCAGTCATGGCCGCGGCAGAGTACCGCGAAGACGCCATGACCGGTTCGGTTCCCGGACAAGGCAAGCAGATGCAGAAGCTGGCCATTGACCCGAACGACTTGAAGGGCAACATTCGCTGCTTCCCTGATCAGGATGACAACTTCCCAGAGAGTTGGGTTGCCAAGCGCGCGATTTGGAACAACGTGATTGCGATGGCCGAGAAGAACCCCGTCCTGGCCAAGATTCTCTCGACAGCGCGCAATATGATGCTGGCCAAGGACAAGGCTGGCTTGCCGGAGATGGTCATTCCTGGCGCCGACTCGTCCGAGAAGCAGCTTGGCGAGATTACCATCCTTTTGCAGTCTGCCCCGGAACCTAACCCCCAGTTTGCCGAGGCGCAGCAAAAGATCGCTGAGGCGGCGCAGGCGGCGCAAGCGAGCGGCGTCCAGATTCCGCCTCAAGCGGCTCAGCAGATCCAGCAGCAAATGCCTCCGCAGCTTGTCTCGACCGTACCGATCGGCAAGTTCGACAAGCACGCCGAGCACATGAACGAAATCGAGACGTGGGCCAACACACCGGAAGGCATTCGCGCGGCCAAAGAAAATCCGCAAGGCTTCCAGAACGTCGAGACGCACTACGACGAGCACGCTGCGGCTTTGCAGGCCCAGCAAGCGCCTCCGCCACCGCCTAAGCCTCCGGCTGAGTCCATCTCGCTCAAGGATTTGCCACCTGAAGGTAAGGTGCAAATGGCTGGACAGGCTGGCATTCATCTTGATTTGGGCCAGATGCAGATGAAAGAGCAGCAGGACAAGGACGAGAAAGCGCAACAAGCCGCCGCGCGGTTACAGGGAAAGCCAGCGACGGAGAAGGTTCAATAACAGGGAGAAAGGCAGGGATAAATGGACGGCGAAGAGATGGTACTGGACGCAGTAGAAGATCAGGGAGCAGCCGATGTATCAACCGAAGACGTCAGTAGCGCGGATGTTGGCGGAAGTGGAGAAGACGAGGCAACTCCTCGAGTTGATGGGCAGGGAGGCGATGAGGCGGATAGTCAAAGAGATGGCCGCTATGGAACCAAAGACTTCAAAGCCCACCTCGCCAAGATCAGGGAAGTCGATCCCGCCGCAGCGAAAGCGTTCGAGCGCGCCTACTGGAAAGTCCAAGGCGTTGACAAGCTCGGCACGACGCAAGAACTCACCGCGCTCAAAGAAGCGGTAGAACTACACGGCGGCATCGAAGGCGTCACTCAGCTAGCCGAAGAGGTCCAGGCCGGCCGCGCGCTGGAGCAGGGCTTTGAACGTGGCGATCCCAAGGTTATCGACGGCTGGGCGCAGGATTACCCGGACGGTTTCAAGCGGCTAATCCCAGCGGCTCTCGACAAGCTGGCCAAGATGGACGAGGTGCGCTATGACCAGATCGGCTCTGGCGTGGCCGATGCCATCTTCGAGAAGTACGGAGTCTTCGCGGCAGTCCAGCAGCTCGGCGAGGCACTTACCGGCAACAAGCCAGAAGACGCGGTAAAGCACTTCAACGCGCTTACCAAGTTCCTCAGCGACATGAAGGGACTGGCGCGGCGCAGCAAAGAGAATCCCTACCAAGCCCGCGAATCCGAACTTGACCAGCGCGAGAAGGATATTGCCGAGCGCGACAAGAAAGCCTTCTACGGATCAGTTCGCTCAGATGTCAATACGCAGGTTGGCCGCACCATGAATCAGGAAATCGCCAAGCTGATGCGCGGGAAGCGGTTCGCCAGTCCTGACCAGGGCAATCGAGTGCGTGGGCAGATCACCGAAGAACTGAAGCGGCTCATCAATACCGGTGATTACTCGAAGCGCTACGAAGCAGTGATGGGCCAGCGTGACCGCGACAAGGCTATTTCGTTCATCGTCAGCAATGCCCAGCGCCAGATGAGCAAGGCGGTGCAGACGGTACTGCGAGACTTTAACCTCATCGGCACATCGAACGGCCGGCCAGCATCGCGGCCCGCTCCCAAGGCAGGGGCGGTTCCTCAAGCGGTCGCAGGACGCCCCAAGATTGGCGATGTGGATTTTGCCAAGACGGATAAGGCGACGTTCCTTGGCTCGAGGACGCACGGTTCGGCATGGCTCAAGAATGGCCGTCAAGCGAAGTGGTAAATGGACAAGCTCGATAAGGCCATTGTTCTCTACTTTCCGGCTCCCGTTCTTGGCTCCGCAGTCGGCGCGCATTGCGGCGATTGCTGGAAGTTCATTGAAGGCGCTGGCGGATCTGGCTCATGCCGCGAAGTGGAAGGCCGAATCAATGCGGCGCACGGGATATGCGGACTATTCGTCAATGGTCGCGAAGAACCTGAAAGCAAAGTCTCTCAGAAAGTCTCAGGCTACGTTGAGACCGGGCCGACACACTGCGGCTCCTGCGAATACTACGGCGGCGGAAATGGCGCGCGCGGCCCGTGTCGAAAGGTTGAAGGTTTTGTTGAGTTTGAGGGCTGCTGCAATCATTGGGAGCCCAAATAAGATTCTCGTTCCTCGGGAACCAGTAAGTGGACAGGACGCCACTCTAAAAGCCTACGACTGGACCTAGAGCGAACGGATGCATTACCCCGCTACGGCGGGTCACTACACGCACACCCACTCAGCAAGAGCGATGCTGGCGGCTCAGGGACCGCGAACCGCAGCGAGTAAGTCCATACCAGAGGTGTAGCCAATGGCTGCACTTAACGAAGCGGCTGTTGAAGCTGTCGAGCTTGAGACAGTGCGGGAAGAAATTCCCGACCTGATGCTCACCGAAGACACCTTCTTCTCCCGCTTGAAAAAGGCTGGCCGCGTTCTGCCCATGTCCACCAGCACGGGCGGTTCTACCGGTTCCACCTTCGATCCTACGGGCCGTCCGTCGCTGCGCATTCCGATGCGCATCAAGGCGGGCTCGGCTCACTTGCAGTTCCAGGCAGATGGCGGCGACATGGGTCGCGGCACCGGCTCGGCCTACGCAGCGCAGTTCCTTTTGCCCGTTTCCTTTGCGGAAGCGTGCGAAATCACCGCGCAAGCGCAATGGTCTACCGATTCCGGCAAGAAGTCCCGCGTCAACGTTAAGGCCACGGAGTTCACGCACACCCTCGAGCAGTTCAAGTCCAACCTCGATGCTGACCTCCAGGGCGATGGCTCTGGAACGCTCGACACCGTAGTTACGGCGAACTCGGGGACCGGTTCTGCGGGTCCTTCGTTCAGCAACATTGTCTGCGTCAACGCCAACCAGTTCTACGACAACCAAGTGGTGCAGGTGTTCCCGAGCGTAGGCGGCGTAAGCCGCGGATCGTTCCAGATCACCTTTGTGGATGGTGTCACCAATACCATCTTCAGCGCCGATGCTTTGCCTCCGGGAACCACAGCCAACGACTTGCTCGTCATCAACGGAGCAACCGGTGGCGCGGGCACCTCGATCATGGGCATTCGCGCGTACCAGGTGAACGGCAACTCGGGAACGCTCAACGGCCTAAGCCGCGCGAGCTTCCCCGGCCGGCTGTCCACCCCGCTTGTCAATCTTGGCGGCGCGTTCATTACCGAAGCCACTGGCCGGTTCGTGACCAGCAAGATCAGCTTGGCATTGGGGACGGAATCCCCGGCGCTGGCGGATCTGATCTGGTACATGAACGTGGACCAGGCGGCGGCGGTGGAGAACCTGGCCGTGCAGGTGGCCATCACAAACCAGCAGGAAATCAAGGGAGACAGCTCCCAGGATATGCTGAAGAAATACACCCCGAGCACGTTTGTCGGCTACGACATCGTTCGTTCGGTTCACGCGCTACCCGGTCGCATTGACGCGCTGTGCCTGAAGTATTGGGGACTCGGCGAACTCAAGGCGTCCGATCTGTACGACGTGAACGGGCAGACCGTGTTCCCGACCATCGGTCCTTCGGGCGGCATCAACGCTTCGACGATCTTCTACTTTGTCTGGAGCGGCAACGTGTTCAACAGTAACGTCCGCGCTGGCGCAGTGATCAGCAACGCGGCAATCCCGACCGGCATCTTCGGGTAATCCTTAACGGCCAGGGGCGAGCCGGAATCGCCCCACACTTTCATGCGCTGCGAAATCATCCGCCAATCCAAAGAATGCCCGCGACTCTTCACTGAGTTTCTTGTTCGCTACGGGGGAAAGAATCCGTACGGAATACCAAACTTCAGGCTGGTTTGGGGACCAAGCGCGACGCGAACTATCTGGGGGCAGATGGAAGGCGGAAGCCGCGGACAGCACATCGTTCTTGCCTATGGCGACGCGCCGTTATGGCACTTGGAGATGTGGAAGCCTCCCGAATTGTTTGGCTCGCCAGAGCAGTGGTATGCGGAATCTTACAATCCAGAGACCGGCTTGCACCTCTGTGGCGATTATCCATTCCAAGGCGACTACTCCCACCACAGCAAGCACAACAATTTGAATTACCGGATTCTTGAAAAGTTGCTACCCGAGATTTATAAGGCACGCGGTATCACCTTTGAACAACGCAAGAGAATCATCCGAGACAGGGAACTAGCTGCAAAGAAAGAACGGCTGCGCATCGCCCATGATGCTTATTTGAACGCCGCGCCAGCGTTCGGCGGAGTAGCTGGAACATACGAATCGAATCGTGAAAAGCTACTGGAACGACTCAGATTTCCGGTCAGCGCGCAAGAAATCAAGCGCTGGCTAGGGACAGGGCACAAGCAGATCAACTAACAGGGACAGGGAAAAGGAGAAACAAAATGCCAGCACGACCGGACATCGCAAGAGGCGTAGAACGCGGAATGGATGGGCAGGTGGAATATCAGCCCAATCCGTTAAACGAGTTTGCGCCGAAGTATCACGTCTACATCTTCAACATCGGGCCGCTGACTCATACCGTTGAGAAAGGCTCGCTGGGTACGTTTCGCATCTCGCCATGCGAGGCAGGCAAGAAATACACCAAGGCCATCGTGCTTCCCGCCATCGTGCGCACTAGCTATCTCGACGCCGCGACCAATGCGATGCGCACTGACGACGTAGAAGGGAAGCACATTGCGCGAGACATCGTGAACCCCTATCTCGGCGGAGATTGGTCCGAAGGCCAGAACCTCGAGGAAAAAGGTGTGTTCTGGAGCCTGAACGAAACGCCAACGGATGAGGAATTGAACAACGCGCGGGCCAAGATGGAAGCTTTCTTCCGCAAGCAGTTGGCGATTGCCACGAGCCTCGAGACGCAAGGCGATACCGGACTAAAGCAGATCACTCCAACGATGCGCCTTGCCGCTTCCTACTTCGGCGAGGATCGACCGTGGAACAAGATTTACCGGAAGATCGGCGAATGTCCCGTCTGCGGCGAACCCATGAAGGAAAACACCGTCAAGCATGGCTGCGGTTACGTGCCTGATCCAGAGCGCGCCTACCAATTGGGAGCCATTGATTTGGCCACGCGCGACGATTTGCTTGCTCGAAGAGGAGTCACGCCCAAGAGCAAGAAATAACCTTCAAGGGGCAGCAACTAACTTCCGGCGTTCCCTGCGTTCGGCGAGCGTTGCGCGTCCCTTGATGCTTTCTTATGCCTAGCGTCCAAGTTGGAGTCTATCCAGTAGTTGAATCGTGCATGAATCTTGCGCGCGCGACCATCAACGACATGCTACGGAGTAGTGGCGGTCAGATCCTCACCGACAATGCTCCGTTCTCGATTGAGTTCGTCAACGCGGCGGTTGACGAGTGTCAGGAATACCTATCCATCAACGGCGTGGAAACGCAGATCGTGGATAACTTCATCATCACGCCGATTCCGCCGACGCCTGGAACCGATCCATCTATTCAAGTCTCTATTGGGTATCAGGGCTACAACGATGGCGTAACTCAGCACGCAACCCCGACATTGCCGCCTGACCTCATCCTCCCATTGCGTGTTTGGCAGAGACAAACAGGAAGCGGCCAACAGTTCTGCGATGTCGAGGCCGCTAGGGATGGCTTGCAGTCCTATCAGCCGGGCTCAAACTTCCGGCAATGGGAATGGCGCCAAGGAGCCATCTTCTTGCAGGGCTGCACGAGCACGCAGGATTTGCGACTTCGTTACGAGCAGTCGCTGATTGACTTCGGGACCAGCACAAACTTCCTGCAAGCCACCATCTTGATTCCGCGCTCGAAGCGCGCCATCGCCTATCTAATCGCCGAACAGTACGGCATCGCGCGAGGCTCTATCCAGACAACCACGGTACGTCAGAAGGCCGAAGAAGCCATGAATCAGATCATCAACCGGCACGTGCGAGCGGATCAGCGTATTACTTACCGGCCGCGAGGCTACAAGAGCGGCAACGGAGCGATTGACGATAGTTTGAGCGGTTCCTATCGATGAGCTTTTTCCGCTACGACAACTCTACGCGAAGCATCACTGGACAAGCTCTATCTGGCGTCAGCGTAGCCGTTCTGACGCAGCCGGCAGTTACCACGACTCAACCTGGAAGCCCGCTGGCTACAATCTTCGCGGCGTCCACTTCCAACGCACCTGCTCTATCCAGCGCATCGTGGGCCGCTGGGTTCATCACTTTCGTTCTTGGCTCAGTTCCCGCAGATGTGGTTGTCGGCGCCTATATCTCCGTCACTGGCATAAATCCCACGGGATATAACGGGATCTGGCTGATTAATGCCGTCAGCGGCCTAAATATCAAAGTCACTAAGACGGATGGGACGCTGATCGGCACAACGCCCGGAACGTATGTCAGCGGCGGAACGGTGGCCACCAGCGTTTTGCCGAATCCGTTTCTCACTGACCAGCTTGGAAACTTCTTCTTCTATGCCGCAGCGGGAATCTATACCGTCCAACTCTACGGTAGTGCCTTACCGAACCAGCTCGTTCTCGCTGATCAAAACGTGGTTGCTGGAGGCGGAGCAGGCTCGGTTACAAGCGTCGGCCTTTCGATGCCTGCCGAGTTTTCGGTTGCTGGATCGCCGGTTTCGACTTCTGGGACGCTGGCGGTAACCAAGGCCAATGCAACCGCAAACACTGTCTGGTCAGGACCCACCACTGGAGGGCCAGCAGCCCCAACCTTTCGCGCCCTAGTTGCCGCCGATTTGCCTGCTGGAGCTGGAACTGTATCTAGCGTGGCACTGACTGCCACGGTTCCCACGGACATCATCACCGCAGCTGTAGGCGGTTCACCTGTTACGACCAGCGGAACGCTAGGACTCACGCTATCCAAGGTCAATCAGCTTGCCAATCAATTCTGGGCAGGCGCGACCAGTGGCGGAGCTTCAGCGCCTACTTTCCGCAACATCGTGGCCGCGGACCTTCCCGGAACTCTGCTTCAATCGTCAACTACAGCGCTCAGTTCTGCGAACATCCTCGCCCTTCTGGGAACTCCAATCACTCTGGTCGCTGCTCCTGGAGTTGGCTTCGTCATCGTCCCGTTGATGATCACCATCGAGTTCTTCGGTGGAGGTGTGGCCTACACCGATGCAGGCGGGGCGGTCTCATTCAGCGCTGGTAGTGCGTCAGGCCCATTGCCGAACAACAACATTTTCCTGATCACGGTTTCGCCCAACAAGCGCATTCAAACGTTTCCGTGGCCTGGAGCTACGGACACGGCCGCGAATCCGCCGACTGACGACAACGCGGCGCTGACGATCAGCAAGGTCACCAACAATTTTGCTGCTGGAACAGGCACAGCAAAGATCCTCGTGCAATACCTGATCTTACCGACGACTTAAAGGAGAGATAGATGGCCACGGCTACAATTAAGTTCGTTCAAAACCCCAGAGTCAATCTCGGCGACAGCTCCCAAGATGCAGTTGCCTTTTACGGGACAATCACGTTTAGCGCTGGCGCAGATACCTACGCTACTGGAGGATTGCTCCCATTGACTGGGTTCGCTCCCAAGAACCTTGGTCCTTATGGCGACCGCCCTCCGCTGGATGTAGTCATGTACTCGGTGGCGGGAACTGGCTGGGTGTATCAATGGAATTTCTCCACCGGGAAACTCCAGATATTCTCTGGCGGAGCTTCCGGTGCGGCAACCACAGCACAAGTGGAGCTGACTAACGGTACAGCGCTAAATGCGACCACGCCACAAGTGTTCACCGACGTGGTTAATTTCCGCTACGTAGTTCCCGATTCCATTAGCTGATGAACAATCCGAGCGGCGCATCTGATGTTGCTCTGACGGTCTTCGGAGGCGTCTGTCCAGAGATGGACGCCAACGATCTACCCGAGGGTGTGTCTGCCGGAAATCAGGATGTGGACTTCAGCCCAGGAACGGTTTTCACGCGCGGCGGGCGGCTAAACCAAGTCGCCTATGCCAACTCTTTTTTCCAGAGACTTGCAGGATTAGGCCAAAGCGTAGGAACAGCCGCTCAGGCTCCGTGGCTCAATCCCAACAACATCACGCTGAACGCTCCACCGGCTTATGCATCCGTGACGCTCGGGCCGGTGAGCAGCGGGTCTACCAGCGGCACTATCGTTCAGACGTTTTCCGTCAACGTGACCAATGCCACCACGATGTCGGTGTCACCATCCAAGCCGCTCAGTGTGGGGAATGTGCTCGTTCTCTTCCTGAAGACCAATCCGCCTGACCTTAGTGGGTTGGGATGCATTAGTGACACGCTGGGGCATACCTTCAGCAGGGTTGCCAGTGTCGGCGGTGTGACCTCGGACTTCGACGCTTATACCGCGCTCATCGTTAACGGCGGATCAGATACGATCAACGTCAACCCGCTCAACGGAGGAAGCCTGCCGCAGCTCGAAACCGATATGAACCTGATCGGTTGCGAAATCCTCGGCGTGCTCAAGAATACGGATGGCGCACCGCTGGGCCAGTTACAAAATACCGGCACTACGTTTCAGACGCGCGCGCTAACCACAACCGTTGCCAACGACCTCATCGTGGAGTTCGCCGGAATAGACGGCGCAGCCACGCCAGCAACAACTGATGCCTTCACCCCGGCAGTCAGCAATCAGGGTCTTTCCATCGCAATTTTGCCGGTAATCACAACCGGCACTTATCAGGGGAATTGGTCAAAACCAGGGGCGGGTTTCGTAAGCACCGTGATTCTGGCGTTGCCGATCGTGACTGGAGTCGGAGCTTTCGATACATCGGCAACCGGAGCGACTGGTGTCGGCGCTACAAGCACGGCGGTAAGTACAGGAACAGCGACGCCTACAAGTTCACCGGAATGGGCTTTAGATGTTTCTGCTGGATCTACGAACACGCCGGCAACGGATCAAATCACAACTCCGAATCCTCCGTGGACGATACCTTCGCTTTCTGACGCCAGCAGTTATCAGCAGCAAGTCGTCACTACGCCTGTAGCGTTTACCGGCACGATGCCCACCATCGGCGGGCTAAGCCCATTCTGGGCTTCGGCCATGACGCTGTTCAAGGTTATTGGCGGAAACGCGCCACCAAAGATTGTGCAGTCTCTAGTAATCACTTCTGGAGGGTTGGCAGCAGGAACCTACGCAAGCGCCTTTGCTTCCCCGCCACGCCAGGGAAATACGATCATGGCGGTTGTTAGGGGCTCGCTTTCGTTTGCTGGGCAAAGTGTTTCTTCCAGCGATACCGTCAATGGCGCCTATACGTCATGGGCTTCGGTGGAAAGCGGCGGCGTGACCGGTGGTGGATTGGCCGGGAATGGCTTCGCTTTTATATCCATGAGCGGCGTGCAAAACATCGCCACCGGCAATCCAACGGTCTCCGTCACGCTTGCGCAAGGACTTTCCGGCTCCATTCAAATCATTGAAGTACTGGCTATTCCAGGAAGTGGAAGTGGTGGATCTGGGTTCTCGATCTCTCAGGAATTGCAGGCTACTAATTTCGCTTTCAGCATTCCGACGACCGCTTCAATCATGGGGTTCCAGGTTCTCGTCACTGGACATCAGACCAATCTGTCGCCGGATGCGATTCTGACGCTCTCGCTGATCAGCCCTTCGGCCACATCTCCAACATTCCAATTCCAGCTTCCTTCCTCCGATGGGACGGTCACTCTCGGCACGCCAACGTCAAATTGGGGCTTATCTCTAACGCCAGCGTTGCTCAACAACCCGAGCTTCGGCGTGCAGATTCAGGCCAGCGAGGTTGGCACGGAGACCGTAACCTTCGATGTCTCCGCCGTGCAAATCAAGGTATGGGTGAACCTGAATCCGGCCAACGTTAATTGGATCAAGACTTACGAGCAGACAGACGGAGAAATTGACACCCTGGCGCTGGACGCTACCGGGGTTCTCTGGGACGAAGACGTAATCAACAATCCCGGAATCTTCAACGCCATCTTCACGGCTATCGAGTCCAACACTTACGCCAAGTCCGTCACTTTCGATGACGTCGAATACATCGCCTTTTCCGATCTGAGCAACGGCACGGACGTTCCTAGACTTTGGAACGGGCAATGGCTTGACCGTGTATCGCAAGTAGGTCCAGGCGCTCCGCCTTCGGTAGCCACAACCGCATCGGGAAGCGCCATCACTTCGATTACGCAAAATGCGCCGATCACGTTGCTGACCGGGGCGCATGACTTCTTGCTAGTGAGCGCCGCGCCTTCCGCGCACGGCACGTTTGGAACGCCGTCCACTCCAGGGAACGTGATGACCATCGTTCCTCGAGCGGCATTTATCGGGCCTGCTTACATCAAAGTCGGCTCAAATATCCAGATCAGCGGCTTCCCTTCGATCAACGGAAACAACGTCAATAACGACCCTGCCGGAGTTACCAACCCAGCGTATTACACGGTCACCAGCGTTGGGCAGCCGATTCCAGGGCAGGCCAGCTATGACTGGATCACTTTCCAAGTTCCATTCACGACGTTCTACAATCAGCCGACTCCTGGTGGATGCCAGATACGGGCCACCATCGCCACATTGACGGCCGCGCAACAGGTGCCTTTCCTCGAGGTAGGTAATCAGTTCACCGTCACCGGCGCATCGCTGGCAGGCTACAACAACACTTTCGTTGTCCAGGCCACTCCGAACGCCTCGCAGCTTTCCATCTCGCAAACCAGCCTGACCGGCAACGTCGCGCAGTACGTTTTCACGCTGATTACCGGTAGTTTGCCGGTAGTGGGGCAATTCGTGACCGTAACGGGGACTCTGAATGGAAACGGCGCATTCAACGTCACCAATGCGGCCATCACAGCAGCAACTCCGACGACATTCTCCATCTCTCTAGTGTCTGCGAACATCGCAGCCTCGGCGGAAACAGGAAACGGCATCATCTCGGGGACCATCTTCCAGTTCGACCCGGTTGGCGTGGTCACCAATCCGATAATCGGAAATAGCGTTGGCGGGACGATTGCGACTTCAGGCGTTCTGGGAGTAGGAACGCGGCAATGTGTGTGCATCTTCCAGACGCGCAATGGTGCATTGACCGCTCCGAGCCCGTTCGTGCAGTTCAACATCACTGCGTCTGCCTCAGCCATCGTGGTTTCGCAGATTCCCATCGGCCCACCGAATGTCAGCGCGCGGATTCTGGCGTTTACCGGAGCGAATGGCGGGAATTTCTTCTATATCCCGATACCGGTCACGGTCACCAGCAACGGCCAGCAAATCACTTACAGCTCGACAGTGCTGAACGACAACACGACCACGCAAGTTACCCTGAGTTTCCCGGATGCCGTGCTCTTGGCCGCAACAGCTATCGATGTGCAGGGCAATAATCTGTTTGAGCAGATCGAATTGGGCTCCAGCGTCGGATTCCTTAGCTATGCCGACCGGCTAATTGCTTGGGGCGAGCAGAACAAAGTCCAGAACCTGCAAAACCTTTCTTTCGATGGCGGCGTTGGCATTCAAAGTACGGGGATCATCACGACTTATCCGCTCGGCTGGACGGTAGACCCCACATTCGGAGGAGGAAGTTCGGTAATTGTCTCGCCAATCTTCGGCAACAGCTTCTACATCAAGAACACTACCGGAGGGTTGCAGGCGACCTACGGAATGATCGAGCAGGGAGCCTTTCAGGATCAATTCCAGGTCCCGATCATTACCAGCAACACGCTGTATTCGGTGCGCGTGACCGCCAGATGTCCGTCGCAGATCGGTTCCGGCAATCTGGTCATGGATCTGTTCAGCCCTAAGCTCAATCAGGTGTTCGGATCGTTCTCCGTGCCGCTGGCGAGCATGGGAACGACCATGCAAATCTTCTCAGGGACGCTGCTGACGAGCATATTCCAGACCGTTCCCAACGATTTGCTGTTCCGCGTCTATGTAACAGCACTCCCGAACAATGGAGATGTGGAACTGGATCGCGTCGAGCCCTTCCCGACGCTGGAACCGGTATTTTCGACGCAGTTCCGCGGTAGCTACGCTTTCAACCCGGAAGCCTTCGACTTAGTGACGGGAGGATTCGGGCCTTCGCAGAATCAGCAGCCAATCCGCGGTGGAATGGTGCTTTTTGACACGCTGTACGCGCTAAAAACCAATTCCTGGTACTCAACCAGCGACAACGGGACCACGGAGCCTTTCAAGTGGAACTGGCGAGAGGTCAGCAACAAGGTTGGCACGATTGGCAGCCACAGTTTTGACTATGGCGAGGATTGGGCCTTCAGCGCTTGCCGATCTGGTGTGTATTTCTTCTCAGGCGGCGAGCCATTGAAGGTTTCGCAGGAAATCCAACCCGTCTGGGACGCTATCAACTGGAGCGCTGGCCAAAGCATCTGGCTGCGCAACGATTCAGCCGAAAGGAAGCTGTACGTAGGCGTTCCCATCTCGACGCCCAACGAGTTCATGCCGGAATTTCCCATCAGCACCAATCCGACAACTCCCAATGTCGTTCTGGTGATGAATTACCGCGAACTGAACTCTGGCATGGCTGTAGCCGATACTCCGCCGATCAGGAGTTCACTATCCGGCCGGCTGATCGCTCCCGAACCAGCCAGAAAGTGGACCTACTGGAACATCAAAAGTCCCTACGCTGATTTTATCGATCGCGGCAACAATCAGACTCCGCTGTGGCTGTGCTCGGGCTACAACAACTCGAAAATCTTCGCGCTTGACCCGAATGAACTAGACGATGACGGCTTGCCCATCAATTCCTGGTATCTGACCTACGGGGCCATCAAGTCGGACATGAAGGACGCGAAGGGCATGGGCCTGCACAGACTGGAGATGATCTATCTGACGCTCTTGGCTGAAGGCGCGGGGAATATCCAGCCGTACATTTATCCGCAGAATCCCGCGAACCTTCCATTTACGCTCGCGACGGCGCCGCTGGCTAAGTTCTCGCTGGGTGACATCGAATACCCAATCAACGTAAAGGGTGAGCGGTTTTTCCTTCGCTTCGGAACGAACGACGTCGGCGCAAAGTTCCAGATGTCTGAAGTAGTTTTCAGTCTCATGAAAGATGCTTGGAGTGCTATCAGGGGAACTCAGGTTGGCTCGCAATGATGGACACCAGCCGTTTCCTGAATGAATTGGGCTCGGCCACGACATGGGCTCAAGCTCGACGCGGATTGCATCTCTTGCTGACAAATCTTTCCGATCAGATCAGCAACGGCTTCCAGCAAATTGGCGTGCAGACCACTGGCAAGGTTCAGCCTCCAGATCCCATCGAGAACCTGAACGTGGTGGCGAACAATGGCACGGTCCATGCCGTACTCACACACAATGCGCAAGTGAACAAGCAGGTGAGCTACTTCGTGGAAGCGGACACGGACCCGTCATTTTCGCAACCGCATGTCTTTCACTTAAACGCTAGCCGCACGTTGTTTGCGCCATTACCAAACAAGGATGGCAACGGGAACGTCCTGCCTTGGCACTTCAGGGCATATTCGCAGTACCCAGGCAGCGACCCCAGCTCGCATACTTATTTCGGGTCACAGTTCACGCCTACTGTAGTGACAGTTGGAGGAGGCGCTCAATTCACGCCCCTGCCGAGCACGGGAAGCGGAACAGCCGCGGCGAACGGAACGCAAGGCGGGCTCGGCTTGGGGAATGTCCTGACTCGTTTGCCGGTAGGCCCGAAGCGCACATCGGTGGCGGCGATATGATCAGAGACTATCGCGGCTCCGACTATGACCGTGTAGTGGAAATCTTCCGCCAGCGAGAGTATGAGTTCAAATTGCCCGACCTCGACAGTCCTTTGATGCTGACCCGCAAAGTTGTTGTGGACTCCGATGACGTCGTGAGAATCGCAGCCTTTGCGCGCTTGCAGGTCAACGCCTATCTGCTGATTGATGATACTTGGGCCACGCCACAGGGACGCCTGGACTCCATTGGAATGATTCAAGACGCAATGACCGAGCGATGCAGGTTTTTCGGGG